TGGACATCACCTCGCCTGGGGGAGGCCCCTCTCGGCGAGGTGATGTCCACCATGCTCATCCTGGGAATCCTCCCCAAGCCACAGGAGTTTCAGAGAATCTACCTTATCAGCACAGGAAACAGGCCTCTGGCGGACAAGTTGGACTCCATGAATGCTTGTTTCGACCCAGATCCAGGAGAGACCTTCCCTAAAGATAAGATGCCCGATCTTGATATCGGCGCTCATAACTTTGACGAAGGAATCATGAACAGGCTTATGCCGTTCATGCCGGACCGCAGTAATTTTCCCAACCACCTTGGCCCGCGCCTGGTGATCATGATTAAGAAAGGGCAGGAACAGCCCCAACCACGTTACTTCAAGATAGCTGCCGAAAACGTAAAATCCGAAAGCAAGCCCATGGGGCCCATGCTCCCTATAGCCGCAGCGGCAGCGGCATATTATGCCCTCACACAACTAGCCCCCAAGGAAACCCTAAAGGGGATCAACAAGATCCTATCGACCAAAGCGGGGATGGGTCTGGCAGCCGCTATGGGGTTCGGGCTGATGAGGTTGTTTAATACAGTCGCCGGACCGAGGGTCAAGGGGCAGTATTCTCCAGAAAATTCAAACAGCAACCCCGATACTAACGATGTGTTCGCTAGGATCGAGCAGTATAAGCAGAAGCCTTTCACCAAAGTCGCCATGGGCTTAGACCTGGGGGCTGCGGCAAGGAGGCTACCGTTAGTCTTTCTAGCAAACATGGGGTCGGGTATTTTGCAGAAGCAACACGAGCTGAGCCCTTACGAGGAAGAAGGGCGGATAAAGCGGTTTATCCGTCAGAACCCTGGCCCCGTAAGCGCGCTCGTAATTGCTGACGCGATGTTGTCTGGTTTAGGTCATCCTGTCAGTTCCGCTAATCTTCTTCGCCATATGAAACCTCTGGCAACATCCGCTGCCAGTAAGTTTCCTCAGGCGGTGAAGCATGCAAACGAACTATGCGGGTATGATCTGATAAAGACAGCAGATGTGCAGGAGTTCTTGTCGAGCTCTGTAATATGGCCATTGGCCATGGGCAAGGCGAACCTTCCTGGCAGAATTGTAGGCGGGCTTTTCGATCAAGCTGCTATCGAAGCTGGCTCTAGACTTCTAGAGAAACGGCAGAAAGCAAGGTCGAAGACTGGCCCCAAAATGGTGTAGATTCAGGGGATTTTCTAACAGGCAAAAGGAGTATTAGTATGCCAACATTGCAAGAACTCATGGAAAAGGACTTTGGAATTAGTGATCAGGTCAAAACTGCAAGCGTAAACGCTTCTGACGAACTTGATAGCCTCGCAGCCGCACTCGGACTCGACTTTGGCAAGACAGCCAAAGAAGAAGAAGGCTCCAAAGAAGATGAAAAAGAAGACAAAGAAGAAAAAGAAGAAAAGGAGGCATCCGTGTCTTTAGGTGGACTTTACAATGAACTATTTCCAGAAGATGGCATGTTGTCCAAGACCGCAGAAGAGCAAGAAAAAATTGCTTATGAGCAAAATCTTGGCGCGATGGCCTATGACGCATTCGCAGCCCGCTGGGATCGTCGGGTTGAAAAACTTGCTGCAGACGTACTGTCTGGCAGCGCAACCGTAAGCGGCTCTACTGCTGCTGAGCATGATGGTAATCCCCATGGAGATACCACTCCTCCTCAAGCACAGAAATCCAACAAGCCTGCAAACGCAAGCGACAAGATCGACACTTCTCCGGTGATCACCGATGAAGTGAAAGCTCTGAATGACAAGCGCACTGTAGGGGATTATGAGCAGAAGTCGGCCGCTATCAAGAGCGCAGCTCTTCGCAAAGCATGGCTGTTGTCTCAGCTGGAAGACTGAGATCTTTGGGGTTCGTGAACATGAAAATTGAACAATAGGAGTTTAAATAGTATGAAATATCAAGAGTTAAGCGCAGAAGACCAAAACCTTCTCAACACAGACCTGGGGGAGTTCGACAAAGTCGCAGCTGCTGAGATGTCTCTTGCACAAGAGATGTACGCAACCGGTTTTGAAAAACTTGCAACCGAAACCGCAGGCTACCTCGACACAGTATTTGCCAAGGTAGCTGAGGAAGATAAGAAGGAAGACGAAAAAGAAGACGAAGACGAAGAAACCAAGAAAACCGCTGAAGAACTCGGCGCTTTCATCGAAAGAGGGTTCTTTGATGGCCTTCGTAAGTTAGGCGCAGAACGCCATGGCGACGAGACCGTCTATCTTCTTCCCTATCTGGAAGAAAAAGTGGCCGAAGGCGGCAAGATGAAAGCTCTGAGAGAATTCGGCTCCAAAGCTTGGAAAGCCACAAAAGACGCTCCCGGGAAAGCTTGGAATGCCACAAAAGACGCTCCTGGTAAAGCCTGGGAAGGCGCGAAAAAGCTTCCTGGCAAAGCAAAAGCAGCTCCGGGGAAAGCCTGGGAAGGCACCAAGAAGATTCCGCAGGAAGCTCGTGAAGGCGCACAGGGACTTAGCGCTGCGATAACGGGCAAAGGCGTAGGCAACTACCCGGGCGCGAAGCTCACCAAAGAAGAGCGTATGGCGGCCCTCAAGGCTGGCGGATCGAGCATGGGTAAAGCCGTTGCTAAAGGCACAGCGATTGCTGGCGGCGCAGGCGCACTCGGCTACGGCGGCTATAGAGGCGGCAAAGCCCTCTTTGGCAAAAAAGACGGAGAGTAAGACTAAGTCATTAGGGGGGCTCTGCCCCCCTTTCCAACGAGGTGTATAATGGCAAAATCGTTAGACGCGTTACTGTCAGAAGCCGATGCTATTATCGAAACCAAGCTGGCCCAGACACAGCCTGTGCAGCAGGATGATATCTTTAAGCTTGCCGAGGAGCTGACGACCTCCGGCAGAGTCAGCAACGAGGAAATAGCACTGTCTCTTACAGAGAAGATCGCGCACTCGATAGCGGTTGTGGACACCCTCCTTAACCTGGAGACCTTGTCCAAGATGGCTACTTTCGAGGACAAGGCAGTGGCGTCGGGGTATTCCGAAGCACAGCTATCGAAGTTCTTCGAGAAGAAAGCTGGTGTAAAGTTCCGATCTGTACTTGATGAGCTCCCCTGGCTGAAGGCATAAGTGCGTGGAAAAAGAAGCGTTCATTAAGCCGATCTTGAAGAGGCTCTTGGCCTTACGCGTCCCAAAAGGGATAGCGGAAACGGCCAAGGCGGTCGCGCCCGCTGTCGCGGGTAAGCTGCCGAAAACCGCACCTGATTGGTTCGTGAAGAGTCTTCATGGGGTTAAAGACCCCGATCGGGTTTATAGGGCGATGCGCCACCAGTCGGTGGTGTCTGGGGATGAATCTTTGCTGCTGTGGCCCGTCAGAGCCCTGGCTACAAAGGTACTACCAGGTAAGTACAAGCGTAAAGCCCGGAAGTTTATGTGGGACTATGTCGGGAAACCCGCCCTAAGGATAGATACCACGTTAGGCAGAGGTTTGGAAAAGATCCCAGTGGTAGGTAAGCACATGTTTCGTGTGACGGAACAGGTGCCTTGGAAGAAGGGTCACACCAGGGCTATCCAGAGATCTTCGGCACTAGCGCCTCTTATAAAAGCAAGAGATATTGCCGAACCTATCCTAGTCGGTGTAGGATTAGAGAAAGGGATCAAGAAGTTGGACGAGATGCGACACCAAGGCAACGGTATGCAGGACGAACAACTCAGAACTAAAGTGGCTTCCGTAATGCTTCAGCTTCATGAGAAGAATAAGGAGCATGAGAAGCGGGCACACGCTCTAAAACTCCTGTACAAGCAGGCAGAATTAGGTATAGCGCAGTTGCCGTCGACGCATGGTGAGCTGGAGATCAAACTAGCATCACTTGTAAACGAGGATTTGGTAGTATTGGAGAAAGCGTTGGAATTGTCGGGTGGAAACTTAAAACTAGGCGAACTGAGCCTCAAGGACTCAGTAGCCGTGCTTAACCCTTCAGAAAAATTCCAGGCGACTATCCTAGGGGAAGAACTTTAACACTTTAGGAGGAAGAGATGGTAGTTGCAATCTCTGATATCCGCGTCGTTCCCGTCGGCGAGGATCTCACAAAAGAAGATCTCAGTCTCTCTGTTTTAAGAGGACTTGAGACAATGTTTCGGGTGGATAAGAAAGTAGCCGCTGGCGCTTCTTTCTTAAAAGGCGAGTGGGCTGTTCTGAATAGCGATGGCAAAGCAGAGCGTCCTACTATTAATCCGGTTGGCGGAACCTATCTGGTATTCGCAGGCACGGATCGTTTCGACTCTCATGCTACCGGCCAGGTAACTCTGATTATGAGTCACCCGGTTGTAGTGAAAACCAGTCGCTACGATAGTGGCCAGACCTATGGCGTTGGGGACTACCTCACCGTTAAAGATCTTGGGGCAGGGGATGCACTTGTAACGAAACAGACTGGCAGCGACGTTAAACTCGCACGCATTCTGGAAGTTGGCAATGGCTACCTCACATTTGAAACTTTGGGCGGCGTAGAATAAGCCCTCTAACAAAACCCTAAGGAGGTTAGTATGTATGAAGGATTAGACGCCCAAACATTCAACAACTTGTTCATTGAGCAGTTGGACACTGTTGACGGCATGAAAAAGACAGCAGCGGCTGGTGCAGCGTTCGTAAGAGCCAAGATTCGTGAAATCGGCTTTGGCAGAAGAATCCTTCCGCCCGAATCCGTAACACGCGTCGACCTTACTCGCTCCACCGACCACGACACCTTGATCAAAATCGTTGACATCGAACATGACAGCAAGGCCATGGCGATCAACTTTGCTTCGGAAGCCGACGAGCGGTACATCCAGGGCAAACGTTACGCACTGCCCTTCTTCAAAGTCGAGTCGGAAAAATTCGTTAAGTCGGAAGGCGAACTTCTGGCGTACGATTATCCGGTCACCAAAGTCATCGAAGAAAACAGCATCAAGGACATTCAGAAAGTCGAAGACATTAAGTTCATCGAGTACGCAGAAGCCGCCATCGCCATCACTGGCAAGCGTCTTGTATCTGCTGCTACCGCAGTAGACCGCCGAGAAATGAACAGTCTGTTCAAGATGATCGATTACGATCAACTGTTGGCAGACGTATGTCTGATGAACACCGTGGATTATGATGACTACATGGTACAGCCCGCGACTGACGTCGGCTCTCCGTTGGCATCTGAAATCACGGTAGACGGCTACAAGTATCAGACGATCCTGAAGCGCAAGCTTGTCGTGACCAACAAGCACGACATTCTGCTCCCCGGTGAAATCTGGGCATTTGCTGAGCCGGCATACCTTGGCAACTTCTTCATCCTGAATGATGTGAAATTCTGGATCAAGAAAGAAGCTGACCTGGTTATGTGGAAGACCTGGGAATACATCGCAGAAGGTTTTGGCAACATTAAGTCGATCGCGAAGATCGAACTCGACGTTCCGAATCCGATCCCTGTTGGTGGAACCATCTAAGTCTTTAAGTGGGGCAGGGGGTGGTGTATTATCATCCCCTGTCTTTATGAAATGTTAGGAGAACACATGACATCATCTAAAAGGTACAAAATCGTAAACACGACGGTCAAAAAGCCGAAGCTACACCCCAAAACCGGTGAAGACCTGAGACCTACTGTTGAACGTGTAGGTCACAATGTCGCATTCAGGACCGACACCAATGAGAGAATCGAAGTCGAAAGGCATCGCCCCAGAATCGTCAGCCATGTCAACGAAGGCATGCTGAGGCTGCAGCGCGGCGGGTTCATCAGGATCGAAGAGATCGATGACGTAACCTCCGTACTCCAAAAGCATACTTTAGATGGCAAGAAGCCTGACCTACTAGCCCCTGACGAGAACGCGAAGTTGGATGACATCGTAGCACATCCCGCAGCTGAAAGAGTTGCACGTGCAGTAAAGATGGGCGAAGATGATTATAAGCAAAAAAGTGGCAAAGAAACCGAAGGTGCTATTAACCCAGACGGGGATCCCAACTTCGTGGTTCGCGCCAACAAAAATATGAAGCGTAAGCAGAGGACCGCTGAGAGCTCCAGTGAGCCAGAGATGGCCCCTCCTGCTTAAGGAGTCATTATGGTTCTTCAGTCTTATGAGGCCACTGGTCGGATGGAGCGGGCAATACGATACCTGATCCTGTTTCTTCGAGACACCGCGCAACTGAACAAGCTCATACGGAAAGAGGAATCTGACAAAGAACTCCTGAAGTTTGCCATTGAGATGACCATCTCGGATTGGAACAGCACATCGCCTTTTATAGACCGGATAGACATCAATAACTATCCGAGTCTTTATCTTTTAATGCACGGCTCAGTCGTTCAGCTCCTGAAAACCCAAGGTATCTATCAAGCCAGAAACGAGCTGCAATATCAGGCCGGCGGATCCAGCTTCATGCGTTTCAATAAGAGCAGCTATTACATGAACTGGATGATCAATCTTGCTAATGATTATGAAGTCAAAAAAAGGAACATGAAGATAGCGAAAAACATTGTAGGTGGCTGGGGCGGCGTAGCATCAGAATATGATAAAATTGGCTATTCGTGGTGATAAATCAATGGGTTATGGAAAATGCCCAAGGTTCTAACTTACAATATTTAACATTCGAGGAAAACTCTAGAAAGAGTAACAAGTTTGGAGACTAGATATGGGAGGCTTTTGGTATGGGTTCGAGAAGAGTGCCGTGACCAACAAGACCATATATCGAAGCTACATCCACAATCTCTTGTCCGTTCTAAAGGCGAGCAAAGACCCTACGGATAAGGCGGTTCATGGGTGGCTGCACAAGAATCTTCCTAACTTGGATAAGAAGGTGACCTCGAAGATCAGGGAGATGGGCGAAGCGCCGGCAATCAATTGGGCGCATAATGTCAAGCCTATGGAGATTAAGTCCCTTATCCACGAAGCAAAGATTAGAAAGCATGAGCCGGGATGGGCCCGAGATACTGTAATAAAAGCAGTGGTGGGGTAAACTATGAATGCGTTTTGGGATGGGTTTGAGAAGAGAGCTGCCGAGCAAAGCTCCGAGGATAAAACTAACAAAAAGAAGTATATCGGACGTGGGGCAGCGGTCGGCGGCGCGCTAGGGGCTGGTTTGGGAGTGGGCATGGGCGGAGTACACGCTTTTGTAGACGGATTGGGGCACCCCGCAATAAGGAATGCGAAATCTTATACAAAGGTACTCCGGGCGATCCAACGCAAAGAAATGCTTAAAGCTGTGGCCATAGGCGGGGCAGGCGGTGCGGCGTTAGGTGGACTATCCGGCTTGGGTATTGGGCATGCTAAGGATAAAGTCGAAAAGTATAAACATGAAAATCGCCATAAAAATTATGGGTGGTTTGGATGGGAAGATAAGCGTGACTGAGCAGAAACACATCCGCACCTTCCGCAGCAAGAAGCTCCATCCTGAGCATGTTAAGCTCATCAATGAGGCTATCCGGCATAACGCGCGCGGCAAGGAAAAGGATGTGCATATCACCTACCGTAAAGAAAACGGCGAGGTGTCTGAGAGAAAAGTCCGCCCACTGGCGGTTAAAGGAAAGAGTCTGTTCGTGGCACATTGCCATGAGCGCAACGCAATACGAAGCTTTAGGGTGGAGAGGATAACCATGGTTAAGAAGGCATTCTGGGAAGGGTTTGAGAAGAGAGCGTTGAGTCATGGGCTACTCTCCAGAGCTGCCGAGAGTTCATTACAAAGAGCAAAGTCGTTATCAGGCAAAGAGGCGACCAGGGAACTACGACGCTCAGGGAGATTAGCCGGGGCCAGTATGGATAAGTTGCTACATGCGCCGAAAGAGAAGGCTGCAAAGGGTTTTAAATGATCTGCGGCACCTCACAACTTAGGAACATCTCGTTCAAGTCCATCTCTGTGATGGTGTTGAACATCGAGCATATCAGCCGGGTGCTGATACGCTGGGGGCTTACGCCTACGAGCCAGAACCTCACCAACCTGAAGTTCTATGTGGATCGTGGGGAAAGCCCCGAGAACTTCCAACAGCTCAACGCCACAGGCCTGTCTGCTGCTGGCCTTTACGAGTATGTGGATCAGACGGGTGTGCTTCTGGATCTGAACAAGCTCTACTATTACCGCGTACGTGCGGTAGAAGAGGTTGGCGGCGTAGCCCTCCAGACCTTCACATCGAGCATGACCACCTGGGACGGGGACCTCGACCTGGTCCAGCTCTACATTAATGAAGAGCATTACTATAAGTTCCGTTGGGTAACCGGTGTTCCTGCGATGGTCTATAAGAAAAAGCATGACGGTGTCTACTGCCCTGAATGCTGGGACAAGATCCTTAAGCGCGCTACCAAGAGCAACTGCCACACCTGCTATGGCACGGGCAAACTCGGCGGCTACTACGACCCCATCGAGGTCTGGATGGAGTTCGAACCCGATCCCAAGGCCGAGCAGGTCGCGGACTGGGGGATCAAGCAGCTCAGTCAGACAGATATCCTGGCGGTGAACTATCCGATCCTCACCCCAGATGATCTTATCGTCGAACTGAAACCTAACAGGTTCTGGAAGGTGGAGAACGTCCGCTACCCCGAGAAGAATCGCACGATTACCCTTCAGATGGCGCGCCTTAATGCGGTTTATCCGTCTGATGTCGAATATAAAATAGAGGTCCCAGAAGACCGTCGGCGAGAACTGGTAGCCGAGCTTGAGGCGCGAGAGAAAGAAAGGGAGTTCTGATGGAAGGGTTTTGGAACGAATTTTATAAAAGGGCTAGCAATATTGGTATGTTATCACGTGGGAGACATGTCCCGCCGCCGCTGCCGGGGCCACATCCGGTGGCGAGTTCTCCTGGTACGCTCCCTTCGGACAATGCGATGGTGATGGGAGAGCGCGGCCTTAAGAGAGCTCCTCAGGCCATTAAGGGCAAAGGGGTTGGAAAGATGGATATCCCATGATGATAAAGCGCTCAGATCTTCCTGGTACCAAGACGGTGACGAGCTACAAGGAGCTTCTGGGGCATATCACCGCAGAAATGACCAAGCTTCATGATAAAGTACACAATGGCATAAGAGATAAGATCTTAGCCGCAGCAAAAAGTAGGATGGTCAAGAGATGACAGCCCTAACCGACGGCACCGAGCCAAGATCACAGGGGATTCCCAGAAGGTCCATAGAGTCCGGGGAACATATCCCAAATGTTGCTGTATTTCTTAAAAGAACTGCGATAGAATTTCTTCAGATACTGTTTAGCCAACGGGCACCAGGGTCGTATCATTACGACGAGGATGACACAAAATCGGAAATCCTGATAGCGGATCTCCATGCGGTTGATACGATTGCTGTCTCCGTAAGACCTGCAGTCATAGCCGTTAGAGGACCGTTAAGTTGGCAGCAGACTGGAATCGGATCCGTCGAATCCAGGAAGATATCAACTGGGGATTACACCTTCAACGATCTGCTCACCGGATCAGTGGCTTTATCCTGCATTAGCCGAGAGGGTATTGAGGCGGAGCAAATTGGACATTTGGTCTTCAATTCGTTCAAGTTCTTCCGGCCCGTCCTTCAGAAGTATGGTTTCTTTTCTATAAAAAGCCTGAACATTGGAGCAGAAACCCTTGTAGAACAAGAGGGTGCGGACGATAGGACCACCGTGGTTCCTATCTACGTCACCGCTCTTATCCAAGATCGTTGGGTTATGGAAGACACAGCAGCCCGGCAGCTACGACAGATCATCATTGAACATCTGTTCCAATTAAAAAGGAGTTAAATCATGGCATACCGTAGACCTGGAGTAACAGTTACACAGGAATTCGTAGGACTAGTACCCGCGTTGGCAGCGTTCTCGCTCCCTTGCGTGGCTGTAGGTCCTGCGTACCAGCTAGTTGATAGCGACGCGCTGGGCACATACACCTCCGTTGAAGAACTCTTCCCTTATGCAAGTCTGATGGGTGGAGCAGCTGTGGACCTGGCAGAGTTGGCCACTGATGAATTGTTCCCAGCCACCAAGAAGCCCATCGAAGCATCCTTGCTGAATGCAGTTGTAGAAGTTCTGGCAGAGCAGGATACTGGTGCCGTAGTCGGTAATCTATTCTCCGATGCCACACCTTCTCAGTTCGCAGGCGTCGCTGCTGGCGACGTGCTCACAGTCGTTCCCGCGTTGGCCGTGGCCGTCGTAGCAGCCAGGACGGACGGCAAGTCCTATAAGGCAGCTGGCCTTACAAACCGCTTGGAAGCTCCTGTCACAGGGCAGTTCACCGATGTTAAAGTTGGTGACACTGTAACCGTAACCGGAGTAGCTCCTTCTCTTACAGGTACCTATCTTGTTACCGCGAAGGTAGGCAGCACTCTTCTTCTGCTCGATAACCCCGTCAACGACGGCTCGGCAGATTCCGTTGCTGTGAACTACATGATTGCAGGCGACCGCGGCGTAGCCAATGCCGGCAACTACACTGTGAAAGCAGTCACGGATGACAACGACCTCGTACTCCAGAGCCCAATGATCGATACCCCCGAAGCCCCTCTGAGCTACGTTATCAACCGTAAGGTTGGTACTGTAGTACTCAATCGGGTGGCTACTACATTGGAAAACGGCTTTGTAGCCTCTACTGGCGGGATCACCCTCCCGGCAGCCCTTCTGTATGGCTCACAGACTATCGTGTCTGGCGCCCTGCAGGCTTCTTATCGCGCCTTGCGGTCCGACCTGGCAACCGAAGTTCGTCAGTATACCGACGTGGCTTCCTTGAACGCCGTGTTTGGCGTTGGCCAGATCCTTCCGACTAACCCACTGGCTTATGGTCTTTCGATCATGCTCCAGAATACGGTCACACCGGTGAACGGGCTTGGTCTGGATGCCAATGCGGTAGTCAATGAAGTGCTCTCTTACACAGCAGCCACCGACGTTCTGAAGCGTGGTAACATGTATGCTATTGCCCTTCTGACCCAGAACCCGGTCGTTCATACCCTCTACAAAAACCATGTAGAGCAGATGTCGCTTCCCGAGCGTAAGCTTGAGCGCGTTGTAATCATTAACTCCGCACTGCCGCGCATGGCGATCTTGCAGGATGAGATGATCACCTCGGCTGCTTCCAACGGCGCACGTACGATCGTTAACACTGCGCTGACAGGATCCGGTGTGTTTGCAACAAGCCGCGTGACCTTCATCGACCCGACTACCGACAAGTTCATCAACGTAGCTCCTGGTGATAACGTCGTGGTTGTGGCAGGTAGCGTAGGCACGCTTCTAGGAACTTATACAGTTCTGTCGAAGACCAATAACACTACCTTGGTATTCACGATGCCTTTCTTGGCTTCGGGATCTCCTGCCGACATCCAGTACTACGTCTATCGTAAGGACGGCCTGGCGGCTGGCGGCGCAAGCTTCTACGACCGCAACGCGCAGTTCCTGTCGAACGGCGTAGGAGCAGGTCATTTCCTGGATATCCTTGCTGGTGCTCTGAGTGGCCGTTATGCGATTGCAACAGTGGTCAGTGAAAAAGAAGTTACTCTGTCGCCGGCGATCCTGGCCGCCACCTCGCTGGTTACCGCCGTTGATTACCAGGTCGACCGTGACCTCAGCAAGTCCGAGCAGTCTGATGCTGTCAAAGGCTACAGTGAGAGCTTTGCATCTCGCCGCGTAGTCCATGTATGGCCGGATTCTCTGGAAGCCCCTGTTGGGCAGTCCATCTACGCAGTTCCCGGATACTACGGCTGCTGCGCGATTGCGGCGCTTACCACGGGCCTGCCCACACAGCAAGGGTTCACCAACCTGGCAGTATCGGGATTCCTGGGTTTTGAGCACAGCACCCGCTACTTCACCGAAGAAGAACTTGATAACATCGCCGACGGCGGTACCATGATCTTTGCACAAGACGGCTTGGATCTTCCGCTGTACGTCCGCCACCAGCTGACGACAGAGCGTTCTGCGATCAAGTTCCAAGAATATAGCATCACCAAGAACGTGGATTTCATTGCCAAGTTCTGGAGAAATACCTATGCCAAGTTCATCGGTCAGTACAACATCGTGGACACCACGCTGGACTCACTGAAGACGACTGCGGGCGCTGGTATTAAGTTCCTAAAAGACAACACTAGAGTTGCCAAGTTTGGTGGTGTGATCCGAGGCGGTAATCTTGTATCGATTAAAGAGAGCGATACCCAGATCGATACGGTGATTATCAGGTTCTCTTTCAGTATTCCAGTGCCGTTGAACCACATCGACATAACCATCCAAGTATAAGGTAGGGGAGAACGCATATGTCAACAACAAGCTATAACAACTGGAATTTCCACAAGTTTAGAGTTGCGCAAGAGCTCACTGGTGGACAGTTCATCAATGCGGAGTCCACGTTGATTGCCGCAGGTCCCCCGCACCTGTCGGACGCTTCCGACATCCAGGGGGACTCAGTGTACCCGATCGGTCTTCTGGAAACCTTCGGGCTCCAGCAGAGCCGTCAGCTGCAGAGGATCTTTGAGATTGGTTCGTCCAGGTCCTATTTCATCCCGGGAAGGACCATCGGAAGTATCACCCTTGGTAGAACATTCTACTTTGGGCCGTCGCTTCTGAGAGTGCTGTACGCCTACTGGAAGGGCACTGCTGATGAGATTCCTATCGGCATGAAAGAGCCTGTGAATCCAACAGACGCGACAGCGTATGCAGCCAGTGGCGATCAGGCACTTTTAGCTGGTCTTCAGCAAGGCAAAGACCTGTTTCGCAATCCAGGCTATGGTTTCATGCTGATCGACCTGGCTTCTGACCTGTTTGCGCAACCTACTGGTATGGCTGTGTATTTCAAAGATGCCAACACTGAGACTCTTGGCGGGTTCTACCTGGAAGAGTGTTACGTACAGGGGCATCAGATGACGGTATCGTCGGGTTCGGTGCTGATTATGGAAGGCGCGTCGCTGCAGTACGACCTTCTGGTTCCGATCGACCTGGCGCCGAAAGCATAGGTCCCCGCGATAAAAATTAGACATTTGGAGGCCCGCTGGTAGTCTTTACTGGCGGGATTTTGTTTTTTCAGGTTAATTTATAGACTATGATAGTAAGTAACGTGGGGTGCTTATGGATAGTTTTTGGGACGGTTTTTACAAAAGAGCCGATGATGCTGTTTCGGCATGGCAAGAAGAGTCCGAAGAGGAAGCCAAAAAGTCTACCCGCAAATCGAAGAGTAATGTCGAGATCGACCCGCGGACGATCTCTCAGAGTTTCACACCAGACACATACTGGAGGAGTTGGCCGTGAATCAGCATTTTTGGGAAGGGTTCGAGAAGCAGGCGATCAGCATGGCAACCTTTAAGCCCGCGCTTGACTGGGGCAGGAAGGCCCTGACATCAACAGGTGACTTTACTGGGGTGCGTCCAGTGGCTCAAGGGGCTAAATCTATGTACGACATGGCGCGCAAAGGGACTATTTCCCGCGGGAAGGGTCCTGGAAGTTTTCTGGGGCATGTCGCCGGGGATGTAAACGCAAACGAGGCTATGGGCGTAGCACGTAAAAATATGGCTGCAGGCGGCAAAAACCTCGCACGTGTCGGTGCCGGTGTAGGTATGGGGGCTCTAGGGACTAAGATGCTCAGCGGATCGCCACAGCAACAGCCTGTCGTGCAGCAGACCTATTATTGAGGGTGCTATGAAAAGAGTCGCCGCCATCGCCATCTTAAACGACCACCACATCCTTATGGGCAGGCGCCGGGATACGGGTAAGTGGACCAACCCTGGCGGGCACCTTAACGAGGGAGAAGACCCCGTAGCAGGTGCGGTGCGAGAAGTCCAGGAGGAGACGGGGTTAACTTTAGACCCCCATCTGTTCCGGAAACTGGAATCTCGCATCGTTAAAAAGCCTGGTGGGGAGAAGATAGAGGTTCATGGGTTTAGGGTGGACCTGCGTGAAAAGCCTTCTACTACCATAGTTGAGGACCCCGATGAAGAAGTTCAGAGATGGCAGTGGGTTAAAACTGATACCGACCTCGATCATATCATGGATAACCTCCATGTTCCCCTTGAAGACAACGTACTACTGACGCACATTTTAAAGGATAAGCCCATGAAAAAGCATGTCAGACGATTCTGGGAAGGCGCGAAGAAGGTCGGAAAAGAAGGATTCATGGATATGAAAGACAAGGCGCTTCAAGAAGGGCCGCAGCAGTATCTTGATTACAAGAAAAGACAGGAAAAGAGGGCCGAGGACTTGGTACATGGGGGAAAAGCGGACAACAAGCCCGACAGCGACTTCCCCGCAGAACAGATCCGCAAAGGTGTAAAGGTAGAGCGTGAGCATACCGATAACCCACAGCTCGCCCGTGAGATCGCCAAGGATCATCTCACCGAGGACAAGAAGTATTACGACCATCTGAAAGAGATGGAAGATAAGTACGTCGAGAAGAAGGCGTTTTGGAGTGGGTTTAGGAAAAAAGCGCCTCCGAAGCCCTGGGCGCATGAGCCTTTGGAGACATGGTTCCCGGATCACGATGAACTGGATCATGTCGAATTTACAATGGCCGCTGAAAATAAATATCCAGAACTGAAAGGATACGGTGAGGAGAAGTGGGATGATTTGCCTAAGCACGTTCAAAATAAATATTTGAAGGCCAAGAAAGAGATGGACTACCATGGGAAGTAACTTCTGGGATGGCTTCGAAAAGAGAGCTCTTCACCCTGGATGGCTTGTCGGAGGTGCGGGACTAGCGTTGGGAGGTCTAGGGGTAGCTAAAGCCATGCAGCCTTATGATGTGACTTCAAGGTTTGTAGATATATCAGCAGATCCACATGATCCTGGCAACAAAGCTCCGGTACACATGGAGATTTCAAAGAAAAGGCCATTGTTTTTTGGCAGAAAAGAGCATATGGCTCAGGCAGCCAAACCAGCAATGACAGGTCTTTTTATGGGCTCCCCCGTCCACAACATGACGACTGCCGGCCTGATGGCAAAGCAACAGGGAGGCAAGCTGCGGTATACTCCTAAGTACAGAGAGGACTTTCTAAGAGCACAGGGGAAAGATCCTTTCTTGCTCGTTAATGGGGCTCCCGTTGGTCAGGAGGGGGCCTCTCAGATTTATGATAGGCTCTCTGGCATGGCCGGAAGAGGCCGATAA